GGCGACCGATCATATTCACGCCAGCTTGCATGAGGAAACTTAAGCGTCCCACCCAAAGAAAAGATGAGTGAGGGCCTAAGGCAAGCCGGTGGCAAGAGTTCACCTGCGTGAGAATACCAAATCTCGCTATTAATCGTCATCACCCGACGTGATAACAACGATTTTCCGCGAGAAATTTTTCCTCCCACGGCTCTGACGCTTCGTTCCCAGCGTCCTGAGTCACTTTCACAAAGCACGATATCATCGCCATTGACACCAACGTCATGGATACCACGGCGAATATATCTATTCCTTTCAACGCCCGTTCTACTGAGAATAGCATTGTGGTGCTTTGTATTCAGGATCCCCGTCACCAAGGAGATTACACATAATATTGGGAAGCTCAATATAGATCCCATGAGCTGTCCCCTCCTTTGAAGCTGTCCTGGAGAAAACTCGGCAGATGTGGTGAACAACCTCATCTGCGCATTATCTTCTCCGTTTGCGTCCCAAATCACACAGATATGATCTATGACTAGATTAGCGAAGTCAGAAAAGAACAGATCTGTGGCAGATTCGAGATCGCCGGAGAGGAACCATCCTTCTCGCGGGAAACCTCTGTTACCCGCGAGCCATGATTCGACCGACCGCCCGAAGACACTCCACGTACATTGACGAACACAAGAAGCCATCCACTTGTTCAGTGAGGCATACTTCATGTTGTACGCGGAATCTAAGGTGATGATACGGGTCTTCCCACCCGTATAGACTGCTTCCGGAAAAACGCACTCTCTCTTGTACGTGACATTTTCGGAATAAAAGTACTCGCGTTTCCCGCCCTTTGACCTGGGACACTCGACGCAACCTGATCCGTGTGTCGGGGCATAAGACAACGGATCGAAATCGCCCCTCACGAAGAGCGATTCGATGATAATCCTAAAGAGATTCAAAGCCTGTCTCTTGTCGGATTCTATCTCAGGTATGTGCGGAGGAACCGTGGTCACGCGAGTCAAAAAGGATGCGATCTTCTTCTCGTTCTCCAAGGGATTAGAAGGACAAAAAACCTTCCTTCCCAAGTATACCGAAAAGATGCGCTGAGTCTCCAAAAAATCAACTCTGTCAATGTGACAGCCTTGATAATGGAACCCTCCACTTTCAGCGCAAGGATTGTTGACTGAACCGAAACAATCCTCGATCGCCACATCCATCTTCGCCTTATCATAGGAAGTCACGCCATGGACTCCTATGAGGGAACAGAACAGAGCGAAAAGGCG